GGTGTCTTGAACTTACCCTGACGACCGAACTGCTCGGCAACTGCTGTTGTGAATGGATATACTGTTGAAGATCCCACTACAGAAATTTGATCTCTGCTTTGTGCATGGGATACAACAGATAATGTTGATAATGCAATAACTGCTAATAATTTTCTCATTTCTGACTCCTTTGTTAAACACATATTACAAAAATTTTTCAATTTTATTACTCTTATTGATATTGTGAAGATAATTCACAATCTCCCAAGACCCATCATGATTCTCGACTAATGCTGTGCATGACTCAACCCAGTCGCCATCATTCATGTATTCAATGCCGTTAATTTGTTTAATTGCTGCTTTGTGAACATGCCCACAAATAACACCCTGAGCATTATACTTTCTGCAGTAGTCTGTGATGAGAACTTCAAAGTCAGACATAAATGCTACTGCTTCTTTTGTTTTATTTTTTAGATAAGCACTCAAACTCCAATATGGCATATTAAGTTTAGTGCGGAGTTTGTTTAGAATATGATTGATGCTTAACAATACATCATAGAACCAATCACCAACATGATACAACCAAGAAAGTTTAGTTGCGAGTGCAGCATCAAACATATCGCCGTGAATGACCATATATCTTTTACCATTAACAGCATTGTAACGACATTGATTGACTAATTCGATATTGCCGAAATGAATATCGTATGGTAAAAGGTCGCGGAAAGAATCGTCATGATTGCCAACAATGTACTTTACATTTGTGCCATTCTTTGCTGCTTTAAGAATTTTACGAATCACATCAGTGTGTGATTGCAGCCAGAAGAATTTTCTTTTGAGTCGCCAGCCATCAATAATGTCGCCGACGAGAAATAGATTTTCGCAAGTGTTTTCTTTTAAGAAATCAGAAAGTAATTCAGCCTTGCATCCCTTGGAGCCAAGATGAACATCTGATATGAAGATAGACTTATACTTGGTCATTAGTGCTCCGAATCTGAGCACTTATATAGACCAAAATAGTTTCGAAAATATTTCTTAGAAGTCTCGGTTTATCTTCCCCCCACTGCGCAATGGGTGCTAGATTGTACTTTTCTAGCGGGATCCTAATATAAACCCAGCGCAGTGCGCATAACATCTACACCGAAAGGTTGATGCGGGTTGGTTTATTTATACAATTATCCCATTGAAATAGACTTGACACTGTCTACTCTAAACGAACGCCATCCATTCATTTCTGTATCCCAAACAGAGACTGCCTTGGATTCCGACTCTTGAAGAAGCACTTGACCATTATTACTCGGTGCATTCGGAACATACTCAGCCATCAACGTGCACTTCATAGTGCGCTCTTCACCATTGACTTTAGTGAAAGTCACAGTGACAATGTTATTACGCAGCATATCGATTAAATTTTCTTTTGTGAAGATCATATCACACCTGTGCAAGTATTGAACGAATATATTTTTCTGGGATATCAAAGTTTTTCGAAGTTGCTCGAATTAAATCTTTAACAGTTTTCTTGGGAACACAACCATCTTTAACCATTAAACCATTATACCCTGATTTAGCGTGATTGTCAATAAATCTACGCACGTCACCAATATGAGCCTTCATAAACTCAATTGTATTTGCTGCTTCCATTGGCTTAAATGTAAGAACATGATATTTGTAAGAACCAATATCTTCATTCATTGGCGTTTCTTTATCTGTGAATTTATAAACTGTCGTTTCGCATTCAACCATATCTCCGTTGAATATCAATCCCCAAAGTGCGCCATCAACCTCATCTATTTCTTTTTCGGTCATTTCGGTCATTATACGCTCCTGAAGTATTCGATCGTTTTATCTAATCCCTCCGACAACGCAATCTTAGGTTCCCAATTTAATTGTGCTTTTGCTAATGTAATGTCTGGCTTGCGTTGCTTTGGGTCATCTGCCGTGGCATCTTTGTATATCTTGTATCCTTTGTTTAACTTCTGTACTATTATAGTCGCAAGTTCATCAACAGTAAACTCCCCAGGATTGCCAAGATTAATTGGTCCAATTTCCTTGGAGTTCGCAAATCTTAAAATACCTTCTACAAGATCATCGACATAACAGAAAGATCTTGTTTGTTTTCCATCACCATAAATTTCTAGAGGCGCATCAGCAAGAGCAGCGACGATAAAGTTAGAGACAACTCGCCCATCGTTCTTTGCCATGCGTGGTCCGTAAGTATTGAATATGCGGAATACGCCAGTGTTGACATCGTGCTTTCTCCTGTAATCAAAAAACAGAGTCTCTGCTGCACGTTTTCCTTCATCATAACATGCACGCGGACCAATCGGATTCACATTGCCATGATATGTTTCTGGTTGTGGATGAATTTCTGGATCGCCATAAACTTCAGAGGTTGATGCCTGAACGATACGAGCCTTTGTTTTGCGTGCGATTTCAAGAACATGATAAGAACCAAGTACGCACGTCATCATCGTGCCAATTGGATCTCGTTGATAATGCACAGGCGAAGCAGGACATGCAAGATTATAAATTACATCCAACGCTCGTGTAGAAAAGTAATCGCGAAACATAGAACTCGTAATATCATGCTCATAGAAACGAATGTTGGGATGTTTGATGAATCCTTCAACATTCTTCATAGTCCCAGTATAAAAATTATCAACACAATAGACTTTGTGTCCTTGTCCTAATAATCTTTCGCATAAGTGACTACCAACAAAACCCGCACCACCAGTCACTAATATATTCTTCATACAGCTTCCTTCTTGTTTATTTTTTCTTGCATATACCTTGCGATGTACCAAGCGTCGACAACGTCTGTCGTTGGAGATCCCAATTTAGTTGTTGGACTAATGATATTGTGTAAATCTATATCAGTGTCGGCAATAAAAGCCTCGTACATCTTTTCTTTTGTAGCATTGCCTTTGCCTGTTGCAAATTTCTTCACAACAGTTGGAGGCACGGTAAAGAATTTGTATCCTTGCTTGTAGAGCATATACTTTAGTATACCGCAGTTCTCGGCTAAATTAAAAACTTTTCCCTTAGACCCAAAAGAATAGTCTTCAATCAATACAGTCACATCTTCTTTCTTAAAATCAGCAAGAATTGTTAGAACCCATGAAGCAATATTCTCATATCGCTCTTGGTCTGTCAAATATTCATCATGTCCTTCACCGAGGATATTGTGAAACTTTCCTTGTACGGGTTTTCTATCATTCAAGTAATAGAAAAATGAATTGGAGAATGTCTTATCGCGTGAGACACAAACGCAAGGAGAAGTTAGACTATAATCAATTCCAACGACGATCATCTTCATCATCTTCACGATTGATTAGATCTTCTTCGTCGTCAAGATAATCTTTATCATCATCATCGTTGAAATTTAATTCTTCACTGTCACTATCATAAAAATCGCCGCAGAATGGGCAATGACTTGGTGCGTAACTGACTTCTTCGTCTTCGAAGGACAATGCAAACATTGATCCGCAATTGTCACATGTTAGTTTTAAATCTGGCATATTAACCCCTTGTTACTGCTGTAATTTTTTCAATTTGTTTTTTGATTACAGATTCTCGATTTGGCCAATTAATGATTGGCTTCTCAGGATTCTTCATTAGATTATATAGCAATGGCAAAATTAATCCCTCAAGTTCTTTAAGTTTGGCTTTATGTTTTTCTTCTATAGCTGCAACAAGTGCAGATTGGATATTTTTTTCTTGAGAGTCTAGTAATGACTCGATTTTGGATTGAAGTTCGAGCAATTGATCGTTGTTTGTTGTTGGAGCAACAACTGGCTTAATTGCTTGTTCCTCTTCTTCAAAACTAAATCCAAAATCAAAATCGTTATCTGTTGCCATTTTATTTCCTCTCACCAAACCCAAGAAACGTAACTATATCTAGTTCCTTTTGTGACTGTATCAACTCGATGTGGATACATAAAATTACTTGGGAAAATCATGATCGATCCTGCTTTGAGTTCAATCTTTTCTGATTCCCAAAATACCAATTCACCGCCCTCATAATCATCGTTTAGTGCACCTAGAATAGAAAGAGTCGGAATGCCCTTTCTTTCTCCATCAAACATGCTGTGAATATGATCACAGTGCAATTTCATTTTAGTGCCAACTTCATATTTATTGAAACGAACACGCGAGTACCCATTCCAACCATTATTCCATTGATTACAAAAAGAAAAATCTTTCAACACATACTGTTCAATTGCCGACCAAATTTTACTGTGAACAGTCACACCGTTTTCACTATTACTATAAGAAA